ATTGGCAACAAATCCCAGTCAATTAAATCTTTCATCAATTCGCTATTATGCTGAAAGGCGGGAACACATGATTTTCTAAACGTGGTTAGCATCTTATGCGAATAGCATTTTCCGCATATGGTATCAGTAGACCTTTGACGGATACAAAACTCGTTCGTAGTGGTATCGGTATTGATTGCGCCAATTCCTTGTAGTTTACCGCTCATTTTGCTGATTTTGATTTGTTGGATCATTGTCTTTCTTCCCTTTTGTTTAAGTGCTAGAGAGTATTGCATACGGATAGCATACGGTAAATCATAAAGAATTTATAGGGGCATAAACTAAGTTAATGACTGGGTGTCTTGTGTTCTGTACATTGTAGCCACGCACACACACACCGACAAAAGCAATCGTCTTTTGATTGGCTACTAATAGACGGATGATTCTAGCCCCAGAATTTACGCAGAATTTTTAGAATTTTCTGGCACTGGGCGGCTCCGGTCAAGTCGGCAAGGGTAACGGCTTCGCAACGTGTGGGAGGGGCAATCTTAATGAGAATGATTCGCATTCGCACCCCCTTTAGTTTTTACGATAACGTAATATATCCGACCCACTCACCATCGGGGTAAAATACCCTTTATAAGCACATTCTAATATAACTCACTCAGGCCATTTTATGAGCAATCAATTATCAAGAAAAAAATGGGAGCAAGCAATAGCGGGTAGAGTTGACCCTAGATATTTAACGGCATTTAACAGATATCCAAGTGTAATAAGTAATAATTTGGGGGATAGAATAAAGGGGGCTTTTAGTACTCAAAGTGGATTTCTATTTCCAAGCGGAAAAACTCCCATAAGCATAATACAGCATGAAGGATTGCATGGAACTCTTAGAAAAAGAATGGAAGCGTTAGGCATTACGCTAAGAGATAGAGAAGATAAAAAGGAAGATGAATCCTCGCAGTTATTTAATAAAAATTTTGGAACTGCGGCTTACAAAAGAAATTACGGTAAGAATAGAGACTTAGAAAAAACAATGGGTATTTTAGGTTACAGAGGTAATCCCCATAAAAATACAATGTTTCAACCTTTTCAAAATGGAATTGATTGGGGTTATCCAACAGTAGGGCAGGGAAAGTATTATAAAACACCTCAAGGCTCTTGGACTTATGAAGAATATTCACCAGAAGATATAGCAAAATACAGAAACATAACAGATGGAGATTTTGAGCATAGCCTTGTTTACTACACTCCAACCACAGAAGAAAAAAGCCAACTAGAAAGAAAGAGGAAAGGAAATAGGTTAGACCCTTTTCTTGATTACAGACAAATAAGGTCTGAACAACTAATTAGAAAATTGTTAAATCCATGAAAACAGATAAACAAGAAATATTTATAGACCAATACTGTCTGCATGGTAATGCGGCTAAAGCCGCTGAGATGGCAGGTTATTCGCATCCCAAGCAAAGGGGCTATGAATTAAAGAACCAGTTCACCTCAGAGATTGAAGCCAGAACCAGAAAATTAATTAAGGATGCTGTCCCTGCCGCACTGCTTGTCTTGCAAAATCTAGCACAAAACGCAGAAAGTGAGTCTGTAAAATTGGGGGCGGTAAAAGATATCCTTGACAGGGCAGGACTTAAGCCTACAGACAAAGTAGAGCAGACCGTCACCAGTGTAGAGGGTAAGTCCACAGAAGAGTTAAAGCAGGAACTGGAGTCCCTTATAGGGCCATTAAATTAGTGGATGTAGAAAAAGCGGTAGAACTAGCCAAGGAGTTAAAGAAACGACAGAGATTTGAGAAGATATCCTTCTATGATCCCTATCCGTATCAACTAGACTTCCACGCTACAGGGTTTGAACATAACCAACGCTTATTGATGGCGGCTAACCGAATAGGTAAATCTTATTGTGGTGCGGCTGAGATGGCTTATCACCTAACAGGCATATACCCTGAGTGGTGGACAGGCAAAAAATTCTACAAGCCTATTACGGCTTGGGCAGGTGGTGTCTCTAACGAAACAACTAGAGACATTGTGCAAGCAGAACTATTGGGTTCCCCCGATGATCCCGAAGCCTTTGGCTCTGGCGCAATTCCTAAAGAAACTATAATAAAAACGGAACGTAAACCCGGAGTACCAAACGCCAAGTCCGTAGCATTAATACGGCATACCTCTGGGGAGAACTCTTCCTTACACTTTAAAGCCTACGAGATGGGTGTAGACAAGTGGCAGGGACGCTCTGTTGACGTTGTATGGCTAGACGAGGAGCCTAGTAGGGAACTCTACTCACAGGCCGTTACACGAACTCTAGATAGAAAAGGAATGGTCTACATGACATTTACCCCAGAAAGCGGTATGACAGAGACTGTAGCCGCCTTTATGAACGACATAAAGAAAGGTCAGAGTCTTACTAACGCCACATGGGATGACGCTAGTGAACACGTTAAGACCCTAAGAGGTAAGGAAGGTCATCTTAACGATGACGTTATGGAACAGATTCTGTCTGCTTATTCGCCGCATGAACGTGAAATGCGCCGCTTTGGTAGACCTTCTATTGGGTCAGGTCTTATCTTCCCAATACCAGAAGAAAAATTAATGATTGATCCTATAGAGATACAGGATCATTGGCCTAGAATAGCCGCTATAGATTTTGGTTGGGATCACCCAACCGCAGTAGTTTGGTGTGCCGTAGATAATGAAAGTGAGACCTTTTACATTTACGATTGCTACAGAGCATCCAAAGCAAGCCCCGCTGTACACTCTGAGGTTATACGGCAACGACCGTATTTTATTCCCATAGCCTACCCACATGACGGAAATCGCAGGGATAGCATGGGAAACCCCGGACTTGCAGAGCAGTACAGGGGTCATGGCTGTAACTTTAGAATGGAACACTTTACTAACCCTCCGGGATTAGGGCAAACCAAAGGTTCTAACTCAGTAGAAGAAGGGCTTATGGCTATGCTACAGAGCATGGAAGCAGGTAAGTTTAAAGTATTTAACACACTACCCCACTGGTTTGAAGAATACAGAATGTATCACAGAAAGGAAGGTAAGGTAGTCGCACTTCGTGATGACTTGATGTCTGCCACACGTTACGCCTTTCAGTCACAACGACACGCCATTGCGGGTTCAGACCCAGAATGGACTAGCGATTTAACATATAGGAATTACGGCATTGTCTGACAGCGAACAAGAACTATTAACAAAGATTAACGCAGAGATCACAGATTCTCTGGGTTATGACGGTGAGATATCAGAACAACGTGAGAAAGCGCAAGAGTATTACTATGCGCTACCGTTTGGTAATGAGGTAGATGGTCGCAGTCAATACGTTGATTCTACCGTACAGGATACTATCGAATGGATTAAACCCAGTCTTATGCGTATCTTTGGCTCTGGTGACGAGTTTGTTAAGTTTACACCGCATGGCCCAGAAGATGTAGATGCCGCCGCACAAGCAACAGACTATGTTAACTATGTATTTTCTAAAGATAATAATGGTTGGGAGATTATGTATTCGTGGTTCCACGATGCACTTCTCCAGAAAAACGGTATTGTAAAAGTTTGGTGGGATGAGTACGAAGAACCGCAAAGAGAAGAATATCAGAACCTTTCTGATATGGAGTTTGGTTATTTAATTACAAGCGATGATGTTGAGGTTCTTGAGCATACAGTAATTGAAAGTGATGACGGCATTTCAGAACCTTATCACGATGTTGTTATTATTAGAAATAATTATGACGGCAGGGTTAGAATTGAAAACGTACCACCTGAAGAGTTTCTTATTTCAAGAGAAGCCAAAAGCATAGAAGATGCTAGGTTTGTTTGTCATCGCGTCAGAAAAACTTTATCTGAACTTAGGATCATGTATCCAGATCAGGACTTTGGCCCAGAAGATTTGGGAAGTGGCGATGATGACGCTTACTTTAGTGCAGAAAGATTATCAAGATACGAATTTGATGACTCAGAAAATTATGGGTTTGGTGGAAATGAGGAAGAGGCTTTAAGGGAATATTGGCTACATGAGTCATTTATAAAAACAGATTACGATGAAGATGGTATTGCAGAACTTAGAAAGGTATGCAGTGTAGGTAGTTATATATTCTCTAATGAAGAGATAGATAAAAAACCTTTTGTTAGTATTACTCCTTTAAAAATCCCGCATAAATTTTTTGGTTTATCTATTGCAGATTTAGTAATGGATTTACAGTTAATTAAGTCTACGCTTATGCGTAACTTGATGGACAATGCTTATAACCAGAACTTTGGTCGCTATGCTGTAATGGAAGGTCAGGCAAACCTTGACGATCTTCTTACACAACGCCCGGGTGGTATTGTCAGAGTTAAATCACCCAATGCAGTCATGCCTTTGGCTACTCCTCCTCTTGAGCCATATTCATTCCAGATGCTTGGATACTTGGATGAGGTAAGGGAAGCAAGGTCTGGTGTAAACAAAAATACACAGGGTATTAACGCAGACGCTCTCACAAGCCACACAACGGCCACAGCAGTGAATGCAGTGATGACCAATGCCCAGAGTAGGGTTGAGTTAATTGCCCGTCAGTTCGCAGAGACAGGCGTTAAACAGTTAATGAACTGTATCTATGAACTTCTTTTAAAGTATCAGGATAAAGAACGTGTTGTTATGTTACGCAATGAGTGGGTTCCAGTACGTCCCGATATGTGGAGTGATAAGATGGACTGTACTGTTTCGGTTGCTCTTGGTAATGGTTCTAAAGATCAGCAGATGGCTCATCTATCACAGATGCTTTCATTTGCGTCACAGGCTATGCAGGGTGGGCTACCCATTGTAACAGAACAAAATATGTATAACCTTGGTTCGGCTCTTATTAAGGCTATGGGATATCAAAATGTCGATGACTTCCTAACGCCACCGCCTCCACCACAACAGGGTCAGCCTACTCCAGAGCAACAATCTGCGGCTATGGAACAGCAGAACAAAATGAAAGAGTTGGAGATTAAACAGGGCGAACTACAAGTTAAGATGATGAAAGTCCAACAGGACGCTCAAGACGCACAGGTAGACGCACAACTTAAAGCGGCAGAGATTGCATTAGAAAGAGAACAAAACAGGCCAATAGCAATAGGATAATATGACAGACCAACAACGAGAGGAACAAGCAAAACGCCTCCTCAATGACCCGATGTTTAACGAAGCATTTGACCAATTAGCAGAACATATACATACCACTTGGATACAAACAAGTGTGAAAGATGTCGAAAGTCGTGAGCAATCATGGCTTTCTTTACGGCTCCTTGAGCGGATACGCTTACATCTAACCAGTATCGTAGAATCTGGAGAGTTAGCGAGGAAGATTAAGGACATCCATATATAGGAGAATTTGTAATGGCGGATACCATTGACCCGCAAGCAGTAGAGCAAGGCAGTATAGCCGAAGCACAAAGTGCTTTTCTTGGATTACTGGAGCCTGAAGAGGCCAAACCAGAAACTGAGGCAAGCGAACCTACCGAAGATGTTGATGAGTCTACTGAGGAAACTCAAGACGAACCATTGGAAGAGGATGCCTTAGAAGAGGAAACCGAAGTTGAGGAAGAATCTGATGAGGAACAGTTGGATGAAGACGAGCAAGAAGAGACTGAAGAAGTCTATTCCGTCAAAGTTGACGGAGAAGAGATGGAAGTTAGTCTTGACGAACTTGTTAATGGGTACTCCCGACAGTCTGACTATACTCGTAAAACGCAAGAACTTGCAAGCCAGAGGGATCAAATGGCCCAAATGCAACAGCAATGGGCTACTGAAATATCTGAAGCACAAGCGGAGCGTCAGCAATACATAGAAGCACTTGGACAATTTGTTCATCAATCTATGGCAGGTCTAGAGCAGTATGCAACAATCAATTGGGAACAACTTCGAGAAGATGACCCCATTGCATTTGTTACAAAGAAAGAAGAGTTTCGTGACGCTCAAGAAAGAGTTAGGCAAGCGCAAGCCCAACAGGAATATGAGAATCAAAAACAAAATGAAGAGATTAGTAAAGTCCGTAAAATGGCTGTTCAGGAAGAATACAAGCGATTAACAGAGGCTGTACCTGAATGGAGTGATCCAGAAAAACGAACTAAATTAGCCTCTGATCTTTCTTCATACGCTATACAACAGGGATTTACTCAGGATGAGTTAAAAGAACTGATAGACCATAGATCGTTAATTGTACTAATGAAAGCATCTAAATATGATGCTCTTCAAAAGTCTGACGTTAAAGCCAAGAAGTTGAAAAACAAACCCAAGGTTGTACGATCAGGTAAGGGCGGCGCTAAGAAAGCCGACAAGGATCGTAATAAACGTATTGCCTCCATGAAGCGTCTTAAAGAGAGTGGTCATGTAAATGATTCTGTATCTCTCTTTGAGGATTTTGTAGACATTTAACAAAGGAGGTAATCTGCTATGGCAGTTCCCGGAAATACCCGATTGACCTTTGGTGGCGTACAGGTACGCGAAGACCTTAGTGATATCATTTATAACATTAGTCCTATGGACACGCCCTTCATGTCTGGTGCAGGCAAAGGCTCTTGCTCAAATACTCTGTTCGAATGGCAGAAAGATGAGTTAGCCGCCGCCGCCGCTAACCAGAAGTTAGAAGGTGACGATCCTGCATCGTTGGCTGTTGTCGAGCCTGTCAAATTGACCAACCAGACTCAGATTTCTGAGAAGGCTGTTCAGACTTCAGGTACGGCAGAAGCCGTTGATTGGGCAGGTCGTAAGTCCTCGCAAGCGTATCAACTTGCCAAACGCGCTAAAGAAATTAAGCGTGACATGGAGTTGATGCT